GGGGTTCGAGTCCCTTCCTGGGCACCAGCGATTTTGATAGAAGGCCTTGTTAAAACAAGGCCTTTTTTCATTTCTGCGGCCGGGCTACAACGGCCGGCCAATGCCCGGCTTCGTTGCTACCGGGCCACATTGTCTCACAGCCATCCCCAAGCCAGGCATCGTGAGAGAGAACGAGATATAGAAACCGGATGTGCGAGATAAATCCGGGATGGGGCGGGATGGAGCGCGATGGAGTGGGACGGGGAGTGAAAAGGCGTTGCGTGTCACGAAAAAAGCGGCCCCACAAAAAACAGCCCGGTTCGGGCTATTTTTTTTCGAAGAACTCGATGCCGGAGATTTCCAGATCGTGTCTCTTCAAGAGGAACGATATCCCGTTGTCGCCGGGGTATGGATCGCGGTGTAGGACCGCGCCGGTGAGCAGTGGCTCGGGGATTCCCTTGGGGAAAGCCGCGCAGACGCCGTCGCCCTTGAAATGCACGCAGTGGGCGCATTGGTGTTGGCGTTGAAAGATCACGGCTTCACTCCTCCGAAATGGCTATACCAGGAAATCACGGATGCCGGATAAACGCGGCCAGTGATCAGCCCGGCGAATACCTCGGCCACGAATTCTACCGGCGTCGTCATGGCATAGTCACTGACCAGCCCGGAAATATCGGCGATCGCGCCATCCGGGAAAGTCGCATCCCGATGCAAGCTGAGGTAGTTTTTCGGGCCGGCTTGGTAATGTGCAAGGTGGCCGGCTTCGTGGAAGATGGGATGGAGACGGCTATCGGTCGACCACCACCCATCGGCGAATTCAGCACCTGCTACTTTTTTCGGATTGGCCCAATGCGCCGAAGCTGGGTCCAGGAAGATCATGGTCTGGCCCTGTTTCGTCGGAACGAACATTGCGTCGGCCTCGCCCGGCAGGTAGCCAAAGTGCTTGAACACGCCGCCATCGACCAGGACGGCATCGGGCAATTTGAGACCGCGCCCTTTCAGTAAGTCGAGCGCCTCGTTGGCCAGGTTGGCGGCGGCCAGCGAGCCTTCATACCGGGTTTGAGCGATGCCCAGCGACCGGGCAAATTCTTCTGCCTCTGGCACCGAACGGGAAATGGGTGCCGAGCCGATCGCGGCCTTGTAGTCGGCCATGCCCTTGCCGGTTGCCAGTTCGGCTTTGTTCGGATTGAGGGCGATTTCCTGTTCAGTGAACGGGCGCTTGTCAGGTATCGCGCTGACCGTACCGCGGGGTCGATAGAGGCAGATGCAGCCGCAGTTGATGACCTCCGAGGCCGGCGCTTTCGGGTCATGCGGGTGCTGCAAGGCGTGGCCGTTGATGAGGAACGGCTCCTTAAGGGGAACGCGGCGGCCGTCGGCCAGATCGTGCGCCAGGCGCGAATGAACCTTGCCGCTGCGCCGCCAGATCTTGTCCATGTCGACGCCGGCCGCTTCGGACTGGGCGGCGCGTTCCCGGCTGGCCACCGCCCAGGCGCGGGAAAGTTCGGTGCGCACGATGGTGGTGGCGCGTTGCCGGCTGCCGTCGCCGAGCAGCTCGCCAACCCGGGTAATCGTGTCATGTACGCTCTGGCTGCCGATCATCGCCAACCCGAGTTCTGCCTTGATTTTTGAAGCCGCGGCGACGCCGACGTCGGAAATGCGATCGACCATGAAGGAGCGCATGCCCATCAACTGGCCGGCGTCCAGGTGCGGCATGATGATCTGAATTTGTGCGGCGGCCATCGGCCCGTCGATCGCCGCAATGCCGCCCTCCCAAGCCTTACCGGCGGCGCTGGACAGCGTCTGCCCAGCCGAGCGACCAAAGTCGCCCAGCACCCGGTCTATTTCCCTGTTGAGTTCGGTCAGGCGCCACTGTTGATAATCAGTGGGCTGGCCGGCCAGGGTCAGGGCGATATCGTCACGCGCCTTGTTGAGCAAGGCGATGACATCAGCCCGGGTGTCCTCGAGGAGCCTGGTGCGCTCACGCGACGATTCGCGTTCGCCCTTCTTCCACGCCCGCTCCTGCTCCTTGTTCATTGTTCGGCGCTGGCCTTGTCGTTGGCAATCGGGTCGGTAAACACATCATCTTCAGCCTTCTTACCAGCAGCTTCGACGGCGTCTTTCAGCGCCTCGTCGGCATCGATATCGACGCCGAGCTGGCCGGCGACGGCGGCGATCAGGCGCACGGCCACCTTGGCCGGGATGAAGTTGCGATCGACGGCCATCGCCGCCGCCTGCACGACCTGCTGCAGCGCCGCGGCGTAGCGCGTGGTGTCGCGGGCGATCATTTCCGGGAACTCGGCATTGACCTGGTATTCGGTCAGGCCGAAATCGACCTCCTGATCGCGGGCCTTGGCTTGCTGGCGCAGCACGTAGCGGCCGATTTCCTCCAGGATGTGCTTGATCACCCGCTGGCGCATGCTCATGATCTTGAAGGCCGGGTCGCCCATGCTCTCGCCGGTCGAGCGATTGACATCGCCACCGCCACCGAACCAGTGCTCAGGCACTGTGTTGCCGCCCAGCACATGATTGCGCAGCAGGCGGGCCGATTCGCTGGTGTCCCCTGAATTCAGGCTGGGTGTTACCGCCTTCCATTCCTCGCTATCGTTGTGCACGCGCACGCTGTTCGGGCCCGGCGGCGTGATTTCCTTGGCGCGGTCCTTGACGGTTTCGGCGTTGGCGCCCTTCAAGGTCACATCCCAGACGAAAGCGCGCAGGTATTTGGCGCGGTCCAGTTCGCCGAACAGGAAATCGTCGTAGGCATCCAGCCAGTCGGCGCTGGCCGTCAAGTCCGGCCGGCCGCGCACGCCCGATGACAGGCTGTTGACCGTGAAATAGAAACAGTCGCCGTCGGCGAAGGTCTCCCGGATAGCTTGCGTCCGCCGGGAAAACACATCCTCGTCGCCATTGACGATGACGCGAAAGCGCCGCGCCACGCCTTTCTTGTCCTTGACCGTGACGATGCCGATCGGCTGCTCGGTATTGTCCGGATCGGTGACCACCGTTTCGATCAGGGCCGGGTCAAGATAGCCGAGGCGAACGGCGCCGGACAATTCATTGACGAAGGCCGGGTAGCACTGCTCGCCGAACAGGGCTAGCTCACGCACCTTCTTTTCCAGCTTCAGGTCCATGCAGTTGATCGGGTCGTTCCAGAAACGGTTCAGTACCTTCTGGGATTCCTCGTCGGGCACCGTCAGCTTGACGCCATCGGCCAGCAGGAAGGCCAACGGAAGTTCGATGATGCGATTGGCCAGCACGTTGGCTTGCCACAGCCAGGCCGAAATCTCGCGGGAGCGGCGCTGGGTGACCGGCGCCAGATCGCGGGTGCTATCGCCGGTCAGACGGCGCCAGCCGTCCTCGTCGTCGTCGACGGTCGAACCGGCCGCCTCGCGCAGCGGCATGAAAAACGCTACAACGGAATCGATAATGCCCATGGGAATGTCTCTCAGAAGCGGCGTCGACCGAAGACGGAGCCGGCAACAGGCCGGGCCATCAACGCTTGCCGCTGTTGGTGGATACGGGATTCGGGGGTGAATTGGTCTGGCTGGGGATTGACGGTCTCACCGGCGGATGGCTTGACGTTGTCGCTTTCCAGAAAACTGATCGCACCGGAAAAGCCATCGACCTGGTCGTCGTGCTTGGCCTTTGGGAAGTTCTCCAGTTCATCCAGGAAAGCCTTGTTCCAAGCGCCTCGGACAAGCTTGACCTTGAGTGCCTCAGCCTGGGCGCTGGCTGGCCGAGCAGCGGTTTCCTTATCGGCCCGCTTCGGTACCGCACGCACGTCGAAGCCAGCCAATGCCGTGATATAAAAATCCATCTCGGTCTTTCCGGCCTGCGCGGGATCTTGCTCAAGTGCTTGGGTACATTCCACACCATCGGCCCGGGCTGTTTCCTTGATCAGCTTGAGGACGCCGGCCGGGCGCTTTCGATCGCGGGCCACGTGGGCGACGTAATACGTCCCATCCGGCGCCTTGCCGACCTTGGGGCCAGCCGTATAGTCCGGATCCGTATTCTGGCTATTCGGCTCGGTCGCCGCCCGGTCCCAGTAGCGCACCCAACGGCAGCCGGCGGGCGCCTTCTCGACGATCTCGAACCACTCCGCCCTGAAGTAGTCGCCGGCCGCCGGCCGGATCTTCCAGTTGCCATTCTTGAGTTGCTCACGCTCGACATTGGTCAGCGCATCCAGATTCGAGATGTATGTCGGGTCTTTCGCCAGCCCGATCTGATTGTCCTTATAGGACGAGGCGATAAAGGTAAGGCTCTTCGGCTGCAGGTCGGGATACTGATCTCGCAACTCCTCGGGCGAGTCCGCCCAGATCAGTTCGTTCCGGTAGCGAACGAACCAACGGATCACGCCTGAGCGTTCCGGGATGGAGTAGCCGGTCTCCGGATCAATCCACCAGGCGATCAGATCTGCGACGAAGCTGTCCGGGTCTGGGTTGGTCGTAGCCCGGATGTACGGTGCCACGCCAGAGTCGGAACGGTTGCGGGAGAGCATGTACCAGAACTGGCCGGCGGTGAAATGCGTCAGCTCGTCGAAGCCGATCATTGCCACCTGCGAACCTTGCCAATCGAGCTTGTTTTTCTCATGCTCCAAGTGGGCGAAGGTGACGCGTGCCCCACTTTGGAAGGTCCAGGATAGGCTCGACAGGTTGGGTTTTGCGGCGAGCTGGGAGTACAACTCTTCGGAGGTATCCCACAGGCCGCCTTCGGCTTTTACTTGCTTGGTCGTTCGCCGAAAGATCACCGCGCCGAACTTGGCATTCTCGCTGTGCCGGGTCGTCTCGAGCAGCAGCGCAAAGGTTTTGCCGCCGAACGCCGCCCCGCCGTAAATGACGATATCTGCGCTTGAGGCCAGGAAAGCCTCTTGCGGCCCCGGCTGCGGCCGGATGATGTTCGGCTCGGCCATGCTCAACGGCCGTTGTCTGGCAGGTAGATCTGGATCTTGCTCGCAACGCCGGCGCCGATCCGAGCCGCCTGTTCATCACTAAGCCCCTCAGCCTTTGCTGCCGAAATTGCTTCGTCAGCCAGTGTCTTGGCAATCTTCTCCAGTACGTTCGCCTTGAACTGCTTCTGCGCAATACTCGCTCGGGTCAACGTGGCGATGTTCTTGGCCGCTTTCGACATCAGGCCGATGCGGTCTTCCGACGACAACTCGTCGTTGTCGGCCTCCTGAATGGCCAGGATACTGTCGAACATCTCGGTCTGCACCAGGGCGATGACTGCCTCGGAGCGCACGTCTTGGTCGTCGGCGGCGCCTTCCGTGATCAACCGCGCCGCCTCAGTGCTGGCCTTGATCGCTGCCATGCGCCGCTCGATCTTCTGGCCGTAGCGATGGATAGCGCTCTTGGAGATTTCAAACCCCTGGCCGAGCAACCAAGCTTCGAGATCTTGATAGCCGGTGAAATTACGCGCCATCAATTCAGAGTTGAGGACGTTACGAGTTGCTTCCGGTAACGCGGTGATCGTGGATTCGCGGCCCATATGTCAGGCGCCGGCCCAGTACTTTACAGGCCGGGCAATGCCCGGCTCGCAGTCGATGGTGTACTCGGCCAGGTCGGTGCCGATCCGGGTCAGGTCGCCCCACCAGCGGCCCGACGGTTCCTTGCGCAGCTTCACCAGCTCACGGTCGGCGAGATAATCTAGCTGCTGTCGAACCTCCATCGGGCTGGCGTCTGGATAGATGCCGCGCATGGTGGTCTGGATGATCTCTTCACAAAGCTCTTCCGGCCGGGCATTGTAGAGGGCGAGGATCAGGTACCAGCGCAGGGATTCACGGCGGATTTTGGCGTGGTCGATGTTCATTTTGCGGCTCCCTTGAGCATGATGTTTTCTTGTCGAACAGCGATCGCGTCCAGCTTGGCTTCGATCACGGTCTGGTTACGGACGTAGTCGTCGCGCATGACGTAAGTCATGGGCAGGGCGGCCTTCCATTCCAGGAATTCGCGCTCGACGCGCACCCACTCTTTGGCGGCATCGTCCAGGGTCGAAAAGCGCTGGTCCCAGTGCGCCTGGGCGGAAATGCGGGCAGTCTCCTGGGCGGCAAAGCGCTCGGTCAGGCGTTTATCGAACTGCTTCAATAGCACCTGGCCAAAGGCCCCTACGCAGCTAAAAAACGCAATAAGCAGCGTGATGAGGTGCCACAACTCCATCTGAACCATCATTCCGCCATCCCCCAGTCAAACGCCGCTTGTTTTTCGATATCGCGCTGGCACTCGATACAGGTCTTCACGCCTGGGACAGCCAGGCGCCGGCCTTCGGGAATCGGCTCGTCGCACATCACGCAGGCCAGGGCGCTATCACCTGCCGCTGGCTGCGCGTTGCGAGCCCTTTCGGCCAGAGCGTCCTGGCGCATCTCTTCATCGCGCTCCTGGGCGCGATCGCATACATCGGTCACTCGGCTTTCTCCCCGGCGTAGAAATTAGCTATGGCGTCGCGGTCACTGCGGCAGGTGTCGTAGTTGAGTCGACACTGGTTCGCCCACCTGGCGACATCGCCGTCGGTGGCGAAACGCCCGTCATCGGGATCGGCGGCAGCGGTGGCAGGGGCGCGTACAGCGTGGCCGGTGGCTTCGGGTACAGACCGAGGCAACTTGATGTCTGGGGAGCGGTTGAGCACCCGCACAAGAGGGCCATCGAGGCAGCGGCGGCCAGTGGCCAAGCGGTCAATTTCACGGTTTTTCTCCTCAGCGAATTGGGTCAAAGTGTCTTTCCAGCCGTTGAGTTGCAGCAGCAGGAAATCGCCGCGCTGATTGGCGGCTGCCAGGCGGGCGGTGTTTTCCTTGGCGGCCTTGGTTTCGGCCTCGGCGTGGGCTTTCTCGACGCGGGCGAGTTTGGCCCCCATCCGCCACCCCTCGACCGCCCAGCCAGCCGCGAAAATCGCCGCGGCGATCGCTACCAGGACGATGGCCTTGGTCGTTTCCGGCTTCACGGACGCTCTCCGGTCAAGCACAGGTGCGTCATCTGTTGCCGGCGCGTCCAGACGCCACCGCAGAAGCTGCGGTTTTCCGGCAGGCTGCAATCGCGGCCCTGCACCTTCTTGAAGTCGAGAATGGTCTGGCAGGCGGCTTCGTAGGCGCCGGCCGCCAGCTTCTTCGGGATCGACGAGCGGCAAACGGCGGCCGGGCCGACGTTGTAGGCCAGATCGACCAGCGCATCGTATTCATGCTGGTGAAGGTCGGCGCTGATGCAGCCCTTCAGCACGCTTTCCTTGGCCGACACGTCGCGCACGGCGCGCTTCACGGCGCGTACCGGGTCGGTCTTTTCGCCTAGCTGCAGGGGCTGGCCGTTGTCGCCGGTCGTGCTGCCGAAGCCGTTGGTGGCCACGTCGCCCGGAACCGGGCGGATGGCGGTGTCGGTATAGCCTTCCTGGCCGACGATGCCGACGAAACCAAGGGCCGACAGCGCCAAGGTGGCGATGGCATAACGCGTTCTCATGGTTTGCGCTCCTGGTACTTTTGGGGAGAGAGCCAGCACTGGGTGGTCTCATGGAAAAACCGGGCGCGCAGCAGAACGGTAGGCGCCGCATTGCAATAGCCATAGCCGATCAAGCCGGGGCGCGGCGAGGCGGGGTTATGCGATTGGCTGAAATGTTGGCAGTCTCGGCAGGTCATGCCGGTAGGCTACGGGCTCGGTTACCGAGTTTGCAGGGGTAAGCGGTTGGGGAAGCCGCAACGAGAAAGGGGCCGCGAGGCCCCTTGGTGGAGGTGTTGAGGATCAGGCCGGGTAGTAGCGGCCGAGCAATTTCAGGTCGGCGGCGTCCTTGTCGACCGTGCTGTTGCCGCGCAGCACGATCACTTTGCCATCGTCGCGGTAGCCGGAAACCTCGCCCTTGACCGTAAAGCCGCGGCCATTGGTGAAGCTGACGATGTCTTTCCGGTGAAAACCATCCTGGTCGTCCTTGATCCGGCTGTGATCGACCATCCCGGCCAGGTAGGCAGCGTCCAGCGCCGCCTTGATTGCCTCGGGGTCGCCGACGTTGAGCATGGTGGTGATGTGGGCAATCTCGGCTTGGGCGGCCTTGGAAAGTTCAGGTTTCATGCGGTTTCTCCGGTGCGTTTTGACACCCGTAGTACCGCTCTACCGGCCGCCAGAGTCCAGTCATTCCGACCGAAAATTCCGGATGATCAGTTCGCCGGAAACTGCCTTGCTGCGCTTGGCGCCGCCGACCGTATAGCTGATCTCGACGCGCTCCATGTCCAGCCCGGCAAACGCTTCTCGCATCGCCGGAATGTCGTTGACCGAGATGATCACTTTGCCTTTGGCCGACTTGGCGATATCGGCCATCAGGGCATACTGCTCGAGCCCGAAATCGACCCCATAGCCCTCGGTGCCCCAGTACGGCGGATCAAGGTAAGCCAAGGTGTGCGGGCGGTCGTAGCGGCGCAGGCATTCATCCCAGCGCAAGTGCTCGATGTAGGTGCGTGACAGGCGAAGGTGGGCGGCCGACAGTTCTTCCTCGAGGCGCAACAGATTGAGCCGCGGCGCCGACGTGGTGGCCATGCCGAAGGTGCGATTGGCCACCTTGCCGCCGAAGCCCATCTTCTGCATATAGAAGAACCTCGCCGCCCGCTGGATGTCGGTCAGCGGCTCCGGCGGCTGGTGCTTCAGCCATTCGTAAATCTGCCGGCTGATCAGCGCCCAGCGGAACTGCTGCACGAATTCGCCCAGGTGATGCTTGATGACACGGTAGAGATTGACGAGCTCGCCATTGATGTCGTTCAACACCTCGACCTCGGACGGCTGCTTCAGGAAATACAGCGCGGCGCCACCGGCGAACGGCTCGACGTAGCAGGAATGCGCCGGGAACATCGGCAGCAGGCGTTTAGCCAGGCGGCGTTTGCCACCGATCCACGGGACGATAGGGTTTGACATGGCGAGACTCCATTGTTTGAGGCTCGCCGGCCTTCAGGTGATTGACCACCGCACAGCGGGGGCATTTGATCGACAGGCGGATGAATTCCGCATCTGCCAGTTTTTTGTTGCAGTGACCACAGCGCACCGTTTCCACGTTGAAACCCCGCGTGATAGCCTCCGGCCCGCTGTGTGCACAGCACGGTGCCTTGGCTGATCGCAGGAGGTTCTGCGGGAGGTGGCTGTCAGGCGTGTTGGCGCACGGCTGACGGTCGCACCGTCTTCTTGTCGCCAGTCTAGTGGGCGGCGAGCTGACTGGCAGGGGGATGGGGTTGGGCTGGCTAGAACAGGCAGCCCTGAATCGCCTCGGTCTTCTCGTAATTCGGCCGCTTCACCACGTTTTCCACGGTGGTGCCGGTGACGCGGTACTTGATGCCAAGTTCGAAGACGGCTTCCGGCGAGCTGTAGCCGTGGGCGATCAGCACATCGTATTCGGCGCGGATTTTGTCCTGGGCGTGGGCCCAGAGCACTTCCTTGCAGTTCGGGATGCACAGCTTGGCACCGGGGCACCAGGCGACGACCCGCTTGGCCGGCGCTTCGCCGACGATCTCTACCAACTGCTCCCAACGGCGCTGGCCGTGACGGCTGCCGCCCCCGACCCGGATCGGCACCGGGAATTCCTGACCGGGCCAAGCGGCGATCAACTGCGCCGCCGCCTCGAGGCCGGCGACCCGGATCAGGTCGGCAGCCGTGCGGGGAAACAGCGGCAGGCGCGAAAGTTCAAGGAGCAGCTCGGGGGTCATGTCAGCCGCCGTGCCTTTTCACAAAAACCTCGAGCGCTTTGACGACCTTGTGCAGCAGCTCCGGGGCGCAGAATTGCAGCACCGTATCGGTGCCGATCATCTGCTCGGCGATGCCCTCGATGTAAGCCTTGCTCATCACCGGTACCGGCGGCGTTTGCATGGCGCCAATGGTCTCGGCCAGCCGGAAAATCTTCCGGGCAAAGCGTTGGCGGTCTGGCTTCAGATCGAAGACGAAAGCCCACTCGTTGGCCGGCTTGCCGCCATTCTCGATTTTCCGCAGATGGTCGATGACCAGGTCGAGTTCCCACACCGCCATTTTCGTCAGGCTGCTTTTCCCGGTGCGGCCCACCTGGATGGCGTGGCGCTCGTCGTCGGCGATGCCGAGCTTGCCGCAAAGCGTGGTCACGACCTTGATGCGGGCGCGTTTCTGCAAGACATTCATCAGGCATCCCCCCAGGGGTCTTCGTGACAGAAGCACGCGAAAAACGCCTCGAAATAGCCGTCGACCGCAGCGGTCATGACGGTGATTGGCCACCATATAAAGGCAAAGGGGGGCTGATTATGCGTATCGTTTTGGCGGTTCATGGCATCACCCGCTTGAACTCGACGGCCCATACCCAGGGATTTGCATCCCATGCACCAGCGCCGTTGATGGAATTCCACAGGGCACGGTAAGACGCTATCGGCGAGAAGGTTCCATCGACTTCAGCCTGACCGTACAGGCACCATAATCCGGCAGCCGTTTTCTCAATGCCTTCCGCGATGGCGTCAGCTTCACTGATGTCCTGCAATCGCTCTACACGCACGCCGGCAATCTCCAGCAGGATGCGACTGGCCCATCGCGGCATGTGGATCGACACCCGAGTTTTTCCGTTGGTGTTTCCGTAAAACGCACCATGGCGCAACACTTCGCCATCTGCTTCGTAGCGAACTGGCCAGGCAGAAAACGCACTTGGCGCCTTGCCATTTAGGCTTTCGTCAGTCCGCCACGTCTCACGCACCCACAACCGGTCGCCGGCTTGGCCGAGTTTGCAGCGAAACACGGTTCCTTTCGGCCTTGGCTCCCGCTGCATCAAGCCAACCCATTCGATGCCGACCTTGTCCTCTTTCATTGGAAGAACATCGATAGGTTGAACCTTGAGCGCGCGTCGGGTCTGAGTCTTCGCCCCGTCGAGGATGGCGCGCACCATCGGCGCGGTGAAAAGTATTGGGTGTTCCTGCATGTCGATCTCCGTTAAAACCATCTCCGCAAGCCCGCCAAACGGGCTTGATGTGAGGGTTTTTGTTAGGGCAAAACCTCTCCCCCCAGTGCCGACACCAGGCACGGCAGGAAGCGGCTCAGTTCGCCGCTCATCAGCGCGAAGTCGGCATCGAACTGCTCGTCGGCGTGCTCGGCGCTTTTCTCGGCCTCTTCCTTCACCAGGTCGAGGAAGCCCAGGCGCTTGATTTCCAGCTTCTCGGTCAGCACGAAAGACAGGCGGTCGTCCCAGGTCAGCGCCAGCTTGGTCGGCAGCTTGCCGGCCGCCAGGTGGGCCTTGACCTCGCCACCGATCCCGTCGCCGTCGAGCGGGTGCCGGGTGTAAGTGACAGCGGCCTTTTCTTCTCCGGCCGCCTTGAGGCAGCAGTCGCGGTCGACCGTGAAGCTGTGCGGCGCATCGCCGCCGGCCAGCCAGTCCGCCATCGCCGCGGTGGGCGACAGTTGGGTGTGCAACGGAGTCAGCGGGAACTCGTCAAGGCAGTGGCGCAGATGCTCGATGACTTCCTCGGCCTTGGCCGGGCTCGAGGCATCGACGACAAACCAGCCGGCTTGCGGATCGATCCAGACGAAGGTGCGGCGGCGCCGAGTGAAGGCGCGGGGCATCAGTTCCTCGGTGACGCTCTCGCGCAGTTCCTTCAACTGCTTGCGGCCGGGGGCGTAGCCCTGCTGGTCTTCCATCGCCTCGGCCCGCTCCTGGACTTCTTCATTGACCACCGACGACGGCAGCAGGCGCTCGGCGACGTCGAGACGGATCAGCCACTGGCGGCTGACGGCAAAGACCAGGTCGCCATCACCCCGCGGCGACACCCAACCGCGGCTGCTCGGCTGATTGCTCGGGCACTTGACGAAGGGGCCGCGGGCGAGCTGCTCGCGCAGCGCGTCAATGGAGACGGCCCAAGGGGAAGGCAGGCGGTAGAGTTGGAGGGATCTGAACCACATCACACCACCTCCGCCGTCGCATCCTTCAACAGCGCATCGACCATCTTGTCGACCGCGCTGTCGGCGGGTTTGATGAACACGGCGTCGCCGCCGTCGGTGACGCTGATGCCCAGCTTCTTCAGCTCGGCAGCGGTCAGGCCGTTGAGGGCTTCCTTGGCCGGCTTCTCGGTGGTGGCGATCAGCACGTCGGCTTGCTCGGGGAAGTGCTTCTTGATCAGGCGGACGACCTGGTCGGGATCGTCCCATTCGATCTTGCCCTTGCCCTTGGCAAAACCCAGTTTGATGCCGTGAAACACCACGCTGCGTGGCTTGACGAAGCAACCCGGCGCGGTTTCGATCAGGGCCTTCAAGGCGTCGTGCTGCTCGGCGGCGTCGGCGACGGCCTTCTTCAAGCGTTTGATGTTGTCGCGCTTGATGGTTTCGATGCCCTGGTTCATCGTCTCGACGATGCTGGCCAGGTGGTTGCGGGCGTCGGCGTATTTCTTGGCGCCGCGCTCGATGTCTGCGAGATTTGCCATGGAGTCTCCTAGAGTTGGCAATAGGTGATGAGGGTGGATCGACGATTGAGCGGGCCGTCGGCGCTGGTCAGGTCTTTGCCTTTGTCGGTCAGGCTGATCGGCCGGCCTTTGTGGCCGATGGCTGGCATTTCGACCAGGCCAGCCACCTTGAGGCGATGCAACGGGCCGGACTGGTGGCCACCGAAGCGAGCGCAGACCTGGTCGCTGGTCATGCCACCGGCGCCGCGCAAGGCGAGCAGGATTCGGTGTTCGGTGCCGCCGGGGACGACACCGTCGACGGCATTACTGGCACGGCCAAGGGAGGCGCGGGGTCTGGCCATCTCAGCGCTCCGCTTTCATCCAGGCCAAGTGCCAGGAGTAGTTCAGCGCCATCCAGTAGCGAACGGCCAGCCAGAGCCGGCTGGCGGTGCGCAGCGGCCAGGTCAGTGCACGCATGTCACCTCCCAGGCGCACTTCACTTCGCGCCAGAAAACGCGGACGTTGTCGACGCCGCCGAGCCAGATTTCGATACGCAGGCCGGCGTCGGTTTTGTGGTCGACCAGGCAGCTTTCTTCGCCGAAAAGCGCCTGCAGCATCGGCGACTCGGCCACCACCAGATAAGCGCCGAAGCGGTCGGCATTCACCGACAGCACGGCCAGATGATTCGCCAGAGCAAACTCGAAGGCCTTGCGCATGTCGGCAAAAAGCTTGTCCATGTCGCAACGAGCATCCGGTGATTGGCCGCCGATCGGCGCACTGGGGGCCGGCAAGAAAGCCGGCGCCAGGTGTTCAGGGTAGAAATTCATCACAGCTCCTTGATCAGCTCGGCGGTCACCTGCGGCACGCCGAGTTCGGCGGCGCGGTTCATGGCGCGGGTGGCGGTGTTGTTGACGATCAGCGGGTAAAGGTTGGTTTTGACTACCCGGCTGGTCGGATCGACCTTGGTCCAGCGAGCGCGGATCGCCTCGTAGGCGTCTTCGGCGAAAACCGCGCCGATATCGAGACCGACCCGGGCGAACTTGTGCTTGAGGTAAGCGGGAAGATCCTTATGCAGCGGCTCGAGTGTCGCGATCTCGCAGCGGTTGATGAACTCGCGGGCTTCCGGGTAGCGGTTAGCGTCAAGCTTCACGCGCATTTCCGGCTGGGCGATCAGCACGATGGACAGCACCTTGCCAAAGCCATCGTCGGCCTCGATCTCGTTAAAGCGCTTCAAGTACTTCAGCGTGGAGATCGACAGGTCGTGCGCCTCTTCAATCATCAGCACATGCTTGAAGCCGGCCCGGGCAGAGCGCACCAAGGCTTCACGCACTTGGCGGGACACGGATTCGTTCTTCTGCTTCATCACGGTGTCCGGTTCGATATCGCCGACGATGGCCGTACCTATCCCCACCGTGTTCAGCTTGGACTTGTCGAAAGTCTGCGGAAAGATCAGGCGGATGTTCTGGCGGTCGCGGCTGATGCGATGCTGCAGCAGCTTTCTGAGCGTCGTCTTGCCTGAGCCAGATTCGCCGATTGCCGCCGTGATGCCGCCGACCAGCGCCGTCTGAATCATTGCCTCGACAACGTAATGCTGCGACTCGGACATATAGACGTCGTCCGGCCCGTTGATGTCGTCCAGGAACGGGTCGCGGAATAGTTTGAAATGGCGCTTGGCCAACGGTGACAGCATTTGAATCTCCAGCGGTTCGAAATCGGGTTGTTGCTCGGGTCGGTCGGATCGGTGCTTGCCAAAGCCAGGGGGTTTTGGCGAGGGCTTGCCGGCGTGAGAGCCCACCGGAAAGGCATGGCGATATGTGTCCTCCCCCTCCGGCTCCCACAGGTCGGTCAGCTCGTTGGCCGGCACGCCGCGTTCGGAAAGCCGCTCCACGATCTGATCCTTGATGAATTCCGGCGTCGTGTTGCGCGGCCAGTAGCTGTGATTGATGATCTGGCTCAACGCCGTGCTGGACAGCGGAATATCCTTCGCCTGCTTGATCTCACCGGCAAACTTGCGGATGGAAACGCCATGCCGGACAAACACTCCCTTGATCTTCAGCGGCATGTAATCGCACCCTCTATATGGTTTGGGAACGGGCCACATGGCGCGCCTCCCTGATTTGGTTGAAAGAAACTTTCATGCTTAAATCTCCCTGCTAGTGGTACTGCAAACGCCCGTTACACCGCTCCAACGGTGTGGCGGGCACCTCTTCAGGCACCGCCCACCGCCCGCAGGCGTGGGGGTTCCGTGAAACCTCTGAGGCGATCGACGATCGCTCCGACTTCCGATTCCAAAGCGCCGCCCGGATACCAGGCCACCAGTTGCTGGTAATGCCCAGGCGTCCACTCGCCGGGCATGGCGCCGGCCAGCCGGCTGGCCAGTTGCACCAGGTTGAGCGTGCGCACCTCGATGGAAAATCCACCTGGGCGGACCAGGGAGTCGCCATCGATGCCGGTGGCCACCGGCGAGGCCACTTCCAATTCCGTCCCGGGCCGGGCCATGTAGGCGGCCGGGGTCTGTCGTTCCAGGTATTCGGTGACATCCAGGCCGCCGTACGCCGGCTTTTTCTTGCGGCGGGCGGCGTCGACCGCAAGCTTCTCGTCCGTGCCGTAGGCCAGGCGGTCCATTTCCTTGCGATCGCGGGCGGCAGGGGTATCGGCTACCGACTTGTAGCCTTCGCCGAACACCGGTGAATCCATGCCAAAGCCGGCCGCATCTTTGTCCTTGGTCTCGCAAACCCAGTGCTGGTCGTTGCCGTGTTCGTCCTGGTCGATGACGATGATCGAGCCCGGGCGGTAAGGGTTGGTGGCGACCATCACCTTGCCGCCGATGTTCAGATGCGGGATGTGCTTGACGCTGTAGAACTCGCCGAACTGGACGGTCAGATCGCCGTTGACCGTGCGCTCCACCGGCTTGGTGGTCAGCAGTTCGCGGCACACATCGACCGGCGGCGCGATGCGCAGCTGCTCGCGGCGGATGGTCTGCCACAGGCCGTAGCGCGTATGCCCATGGCGGCGGTGCGGCTTGGTGCCGTTGAAATGGCGCATCCAGCGGCCACCATGCAGGTTCAGTTCGTCCAGGGTGTTGATGACCAGGGCGACCAGACGAGATTCGAAGCCGCACTCGATCAGGTTGTGGCTGTTTTCCACCTGACCTTTGGCGCGCGGGTTCTTGGCCTTGTGTATTAGCAGGCGGACTTGCAGCAGCCGGCACAGGTTCTTGAACATGTGGGCGCCATTGGCCGAGCCCGGGTCGAGCAGCAGGATCACCGGCACGCCGTGGAAAGGCTCCTGGTCGTTGCTCTTGGCCTGGATGGCGTCGATGAAAAACTCGGCGACCATCGCCGCCGACTCGGCGCCCAGGTAGTAGCGGACGAAGATCGTGCCGGTGTAGTGGTCGGTTGCGCTGTAGCGGATGACCATGGCCTTGAAGCGCTTCTGGAAGGATTCCGGCTTGTTCTTGTAGAACTCGTCGGCCTCCATGACGCCCAAGCCGCCGTTGTCCAGGTAGAACAGTACGCAGACCGAAGCGTCGATCTGCCACACGTGGTTCGGGTGCAGGGAGCGCATGCGGACGTGCGGCTTCGGCTTGTTCACCGTTTTCAGGTCCAGCCCGTATTCGCGGATGGCGCGGGCGATGGTGGTCGTGGTCACCGGCACTATTTCGCCGCTTTCCATATCCACCTTGCCCAGAGCGGCCAGGCCGTTCTCGCGGGCCAGCTCGGCGGCCGTCTCGATGCTCATGATGTCCTTGCCGTTGGCGCGCTGCGCCTGCACCTTCAGCGTCATCACCGTCATCGCCTCGGCCCGGCTGATCGCACATTGGCCGGCATCCGACCGCTGCTTGCGTTCCTTGCCGAAACCGGCTTCCTTGATCTGGCGGTACAGCGTTTTTACATCGCAGCCCAAGCGGCCGGCTTCCTGGCTGGCCACTCGCTGTTTATTGCCGTGCCCCGCCGCCTCGATGGCGTCGGACGCCGCCTTCACGGCCAGCACGCGATCCGGAGTCAGTGCCATGGCTATCTCCATCACTGCGCGGCAACCACGTCGGGGGCCGGCGTGGCGGTCAGCCAGTCGGCGCCGGTTTCTTCATCGCCCGCTTGGGCGCCGCCATCGAGCCATTCCGGTGTCAGGTTGAGCGTCACCCCATAGTCGGCGGCGATGCCATTGACCTCGGCGACGATGCGATTGAGGGCGTTTTCCAGGGCCATGGTCAGGCCCAGCGGATTGCGCTCGAGCGCCCGGATGTTATGCACGGCCTGGCGCACCGGCAGGACGAAGCCGATCGCGTCAAGGGTGGCGGTGTTGAGTCGCTGTTCCAGGTCGATGATGCGTTCTTCTTCGGTCAGGCATTCGCGCCGGTTCTTTTCTTCCACCAGGTCGGCGATGCGCTTGGAGCGGTCGGCCAGCAACTTGTCCTTGGCGGCCAACTCGCCGCTGACCCCGGCCCGCACCTTGGAAACCTCGGCTTCCTTGTCGGCCCGGGTCTGGCGCAGGGCGCGGCGTAGCTCTGAGACGGACATGCGCTCGACGTCGTCGAGCTGGATGCCGCGGACTGATTCGCCAGAGTTGAGGGATGACATCTCTGCGTCATCCAAAACCAACAACTCCATCAACTTTGTTTTTGATTTAGCCGACTCGACCAAATGTGCCGTTGACGTCACATTTGAAAACCTCACAGCGACAGCCATCAGGCGTGCCGCAACTGCGCGATCAAGGCCGATATCTTCAAGCACAGGAAGCCAGTTTCCGTGCCCTTCGCATTCCTTCATGACGACCAGGCAACGGCCGACCTCCATTGCTTCTTCTGCACTCCGCCCCATGTGGTAGCGGCATTTGTCCAGATAACGAATACGGTCGTAGGGCAGCCCATCGCCATACTGGGCAAGGATCGCGCCCTGGTTCTCTGCTGCTGCCATTTCCAGCGCCGGAAGTTGGTCGATTTTCGCCAGGTCGGCGCGAATCAGGTCTTCGTGCACTTCCGTGGTGTTGATTGCCGGTTCCATCGGCTTGCGGCCTCGTGGTGCCATGTTGTTCTCCCTTAAGGTTGCCGGGTGTAGCGTTGTTGCAGTTCGCTCATGCGCGATGTCGAGCGAGCCATGTGGTCGGAAAAAGCCAGAGCGATCTGCACCAACTTCGGCCCCAGGCGCCAGCGGGCGGTGTCGGGCAGTTGCTCTGCGAGGCCCGCCTCTTTGAGGTTGGCCAGGTCGCGGGTGATGTTGCTGGGGTTGGTGTTCAGCGCCTTGGCGAGGTCGGACGGTGCCAGGCCGTTGAACTCGTTGCCGGCCAGCAGCACCACCACTTTGAGCAGCCGCTGCTGCGCGGCGTTGATGTAGTCGACGCTCACTGTTCGCCTCCCAGGCACAGTTCCGGTTGGGCGTGATTGGCGGCATTGGCCCGGTGCCAGGCCAGTTTGGCCATGGCATCGGTTACCGTGGTGATGACCGCTTCGGCATCGGCCTTGCCGGCGTGAAAGGCGAGCAGCTTGCCGACGGCGAGGTTGAGAATTTCCTGCAGCGCCTGCATGTCGGTTGCGTCGCACTGGCGGCCGATCGGCGCCTCGATAACCAGCTTGCCGGCCGAGACTGCCAGGTGGCGCGAGATGAAGTCGGCGCCGGTGATCGCCTCGAACATCGGGATCAGGTTGGCCGGCATGCAGGCATCGGCCATGCACTTGTAAAGCCAGTCCGGCGTTTTACCCATCAGTTCGGCCAGGCGGTCGACCGACAGGCGCTTTTCCTCGATCGCGTGGTCCTTGCAAAGCCGGAACGATTCCCGGAGAGAGGCAGCCTGCAGGCGTTTCCAATTTCGTTTCATTTTTGATGATGTCCGGTTGGTGGGTGGTCCAAAAACGTTTTGGTTTTGCTACTATGCAAATGCGTTGCGCGTGGCTAAATTGCAGTCATCGCAACGAAGGGAAGCGGAAATGGGCGAAAGCGAAATCGAAGGCAGGTTCAACGCGCTTGCGATGTACGTTTTGCAGCTGACGGCTGAACTGGAAATGGCAGGTGTCATAGATGGCCCCCGTTTTTCGGCGAGGCTACGTGGACCAGACCGGATTGATGACCAGGTTGAGTCGGTGCAGATTTGTCGAGCGCGGCTCGGGGACATGCTGAACAAGCTGGATGCGGCGCGAGCGGTGCGGGATCAACGCCAATCCAGATAGGTGCGTCGTAACGAAAGCCGGCGGCGTCATGGGTTGTGGTCATGGTGGTTTTAGGCGGCGCGGCGTTCTTGGGTGGTGCGGCGATCAATACCAGCCGGTACGGCGTCGACTTTCTTGATGCCGGCTGCGACGGCGATGTCGTGGGAAACACCGAAATTGCCCTTGTAGACGCCGTTGAGGACGCGATAGACGGCACTGGGTGTGAAGTTATTTTCCTTGGCCCACTGGTCGATAGTTTTACCCTGGCTGCGTAGCTGGGCTTTGAAGGTGTCGGCGGTCATATGTGGCCTCCATAGAATTTAAGGGGCAACGGCGCGGTTACTTTGCAGGTGAATACGCCGTTGTTTGTGCGCTAATGATATGCCCCACATTTGTGGCATGTCAACTATTTGTATGGTGATTTTTTGACTATTGAACGTGGAGACATCGCTATTCGTTTGGTCGAAGAGCGGTCAAAAATCGGGTACAGCCAAGCTGACTTCGCGAGAAAGATAGGGGTAAGCCGCGAGACATTGCGCCGGTACGAGATTGGCGAAAGCGGCATGACCGTTGAGTTTCTTGCGCAAACGGCAACGCTGGGCATTGACGTCCAGTACGTTCTGTTAGGCATCCGCTCAGCCAATGCGCGCGAGGCAGAAAACGCGGTTGCGTCCCCCGGAGTGTCCGTCGGTGCTGGAAATAATGGCAACGTGATTGGCGTCATCAATGGTGGAACCATTCACCAGGTGCATACCCAGCGCCATGTCCAGAAAACCATTGCTGAGGTCAAGCCGGGCGAAGAGCACATCTCGGACGAACAGGCTGCAGCACTTCATGCGCTGGTAGATACGGTGGTTGAGACAGAGAAACGGCTAAAACAGAAGCCTCGCGGCCACCGATCTATCTGGGGGGCATTGAACGCCCATTGTGGCGTCCCGCAGTACCGTTTGATCCGCGCCGAGGATTTCAGTAAGGCTCAGAAATACCTACATCAGTGGGTGGGCAGGCTCAACTCGATGGCTAGCGCACCGGCCAAGGATGGTGACGCCTGGCGGAAACGTAAGTACGCCTACATCAAGATCAACAGCAAGGATGACCCGGCGGCAGTTGATCGCTACATCGCGAAGAACTTCAAGGTGTCCAGCCTCACCGAGCTAGACAACGATGAACTCGAAAAGGTGTATCGCTATGTGGCTAGCCGGAAAAACAAACGGTAGTAAAGATGACGCCCCGCAGGGTGTAGGGCGGCATGCGCCCTACTTCTGGGCGAAGCCTGGGCATCTTTGTTGGGCGAATGCCCTACCTGAATATAAATTCCATGAACGGATCACCAGATGAAGGAAAAGTCGATCGTGCTGCTCTTGGGGGGCATCGCCGTCGCGGCATGCGTTTCCATTCTTGGCTATTACTTCGGGTGGCCAAAATATCAGGCTTACACCGCCGAGCAGGCCAACGGGAAAATCATCGCGGTGGCACATGCTAAGGTGGCAGCCGAATTGATCGACCCGGCGAGCGCCCAGTTCAGGGAGTCCGGGGTCCGACATGGCGAAACCGTCTGTGGACAGGTCAACGGCAAAAACCGCTTCGGTGCCTATGTGGGCTTTCGCTGGTTCCAGGTGTCGTCAGCGGGCGTCGTGATCGATTCCCCGGAAACCTCCATCCGGTTCGCAGAGACGATGTGCAAGTGAGTATAGCCATCCCTACAAGAGGCGAAAACAGCACCCCGAATGTTCAATGTCGACTAGGTTGACCGCGGCGCTTTCGGGTCATCTTTTGCGGCCCGCTGTTGGTTTTGGAGGCTGTTGGTAGCGTCAGAGCCGTGGGCGTGGCTGGCTTGGGTTGTTATAACGCGTTTAATGGGCCTTTCCGGCCAAGGCAAACGACCGGGAGTCGTAGTTTTTGAATTAATTGGGAGGCAGTGATGGCTGGTTTCGAATTCAAAGGGATGATCATCAAGCGGTTGGCGGCTCATACGATCTTCCCACGGGGCAAAGACAAGGAATTGGTTCTGCCGGATTACGAGGACGAATTGTTTGTCCTTGGCCAGGAAGCACTTGATCTCATTCAGCTACGAATCACTAATGCGCTAGGTAGCACTTCACATGGTGTTGAAATGGCGATCCAGAACAGTGATCTTGGTTCATTTATGCAACGCGGGGCATCGATGATCAAGTTGAACGATGTTGATTTCGTCGCCGAGTCGAAAACACTTGCTTACAAGTTAGCCGAGGCCCAGAACAATCCACGTTGGCCGGGCGGGGTTGTGATTGTGATATCGGGTACGGTCGGACAATTGAGTAAGCCGTTTATTGCTGTGATCAAAGCCGAAACAGATAAGGGTTTCAACGTCACAAAAAGAGATGGGCATACCACCCTTGAATTAATCACCAAAATGTTGCTTTCAGAAACTCAGCGGCTTTATAAGGTTGGGATACTGATCGAGGTTAATAGCGCCTTGCCCGCTCCTGATGGGAAATATGATCCAGCAAACTATCAGGCATTCCTATTCGACCATTTGCTGACTGCAACAGAAACACGTGCAGCCGCAGCCTATTTTTATTCGACTTTTCTTGGCCTGAGTATAATTTCTTCGTCACGTAGGCAAACCCAAGTGTTTTTTGAAGAGACGCGAAACTTCATCAATTCGGCTCCAATTTCTGATGAAGATCGCTACACGCTTCGTGAAGCACTGCGGACCGAACTACGGAGTAACACGGCAACGCTAAATTCCAAAGAATTCGCGCAAAAGCATCTTCCTGAAGAACATCGCAAGAACTATGTTGAACATCTGACGGCTAAAGGCTTTCCAGCCCAAGCAGTAATCAAGGACACCGACTACATCAAGCAGAAGCTTCGCCGTCCAAGAAATGTTGTATTTTCTAGCGGGGTGTCGATCCGCGTTCCTGCTGACCAGAATTTCAAGGAGCTGGTTGAGATTAATGCGTCTGCAGATGGGTACACGGAAGTAAAAATCAAAGGCTCTGTGGCTGACCAAGACTGATGGAAGTTAACGCCCTACGAGATTACCTGGTAGAAAACCGTCCCTTGCTCGAGTGCTGGGGAAAGTACGTCAAATCCAGGATTTCTCAGCTGGTTGCCTCGACATCCGTTTCAGTACAAATGAATTCATCCCGTGCCAAGGAGATCGAGTCGGCCGTTGGGAAGGTCGCCCGCAAGGGATATCATGACCCCCTGAATCAGATGACGGATCTGGTGGGGGTACGCTTTGTTGTGCTCGTATCACCAGAGCTAAGCGTGATCGGCGAATTGATCGAAACTAATGCAGACTGGACCTACACTAAAGATAGGGACCCAGACGAAGAAGCAGAAGCCAATGCAGAGAAGTTCGGGTACCAGTCTCTTCACTACATCGTCCGAAGCAGGCAAAAGTTCGTTTTTGAAGGAACGTTGATCCCAGAGGGATTGCCATGCGAAGTGCAGATCAGGACGCTACTTCAGCATGCGTATGCAGAGGTAGTTCACGACAGCATTTATAAGGCGGTTGGGAAGGTTCCACCAAAAGCGTCCCGCTTCGTCGCCAGAAGCATGGCGCTGATTGAAACAACTGACCATTTGTTCTGCGAAACCATGTCTCTCCTGGAAGAGGAAAATAAAGTTCGGAATCAGCTCTATACAGGGTTGGCAGACCTTTATTCCTCAAAAATTGGCCAAACTGAGATCGGTCCTGATGAAAAGTTGAATCTGGCGGTGCTGGAGGCATACATGGATTCGCTTCCAGTAAATTCTGCAGGTGAAGTTTCCAGCTTTTGCGACAGCAACAGTTTTGTGATTTCGAAGATACGCTCACGGCTGAATACAGACCCATTTTGGTCCCAGCCCGTCGCGCTATTGGCTTATTGGTTGGTGAGTCAGGATCACTACCAGGTATTCGATAAATGGCCTTTCGCAAGCTCTCATGATGCGTTGCGCACGGTGTACAGCGATCTGGGTATATCGCTTCAATAACTTCTCTAAGGGGAAAGGTCACCCAACCCCTTGCCCCTGACCGATTGAGGTCTGCCCCGGCATCCTGTCAGCACCATTTGCTGACCTACAGGAGCCGACCATGGGCGATCCCGCCGACAAGAACGTACCCGCCGCCAAGGCGGTTGAACTAACTGCAGCCGAGGCCGCCAAGGCCGTCAAGCGCCAAGTGCCGGTTCTCGGCAAAGATGGCAAGCCGACCGGCGAAACCAAGAGCGAATCCGTCAAGGCCGACGACCTGTTTGCCTGGGCGCTGCGCGGCAAGGTCGTCACCGTGGTGACCAAGGACGGCCAGAAGCTGGTCGGCGAGCTGTGAAATTCCCTCGTTCCGGTTTGCGCGGCATGGCGCTGCGCGAGGCGGCTCCCGATCTGATGCGCACCATCAACCTGGTGCGTGCGGCGCTCGAGGCGCAGATCAATAAAACGGCTGGCCCCGGCGTCGACCGCAAGTGGTTCGAGCTCGATGCGGTCTATGACGACCGCGCCGTTATTTGTCTCGATGGCCGCCACTGGGCCTATCCGTACACCATGGCCGACGGCGCCGTCGCGCTCGGCGAGCCGCTGGAGGTGATTGAAGCCTTCGTCGCGCTCAAGGAAGGCGCTCCTCTTCAGGTCGACTTGCGCCTGGTCGAGGCTGAGGGCCAGCCGGCCGGCACGGTATGGGAAGCCACGCTGATCCAGGCGGGCGTATCGCTCAACAATGTCTATTACCCGGATGCCGTGCTGCGCGAGGCGGTTTCACTCTTTGAAGGCGTGCGCATCTGCATCAAGTCGGATGTCGCGCATATCAAGGGCGGCTCGCCCGATCTGCTGACCGTGGTCGGCTGGAACGAAAAGCCGCGCTTTGTCGAAGGCGCCACGCCGGATACCGGCCGCATCGTCGGCACGCTCAATCTGCCCGGCCTGCCGGAGAACACCCGCAACCTGCTGGTCGGCGCGATCGCGGCCGGGCGGCAGAACATCGCCGGCCTGTCGATTGATGCGGTTGGCCGTGGCTCGATGCGCGTAGTCGAGGGCAATCGCGTGAAGGCGGCGGCCAGTATCGACCGCGTGACTTCCGTTGATCTGATTGTCGAGCCGGGGGCTGGGGGCCGCCTGATTCGACTCGTCGAAGCTGCCCCTGACTTTTCCCCCGATGCCGTTTTACCCTCTGGAGACCCCGAAATGAAACTTCGCGAGAAGATGTTGCGCTTCATCGAAGCCAAGGCGCCGGCTGCCTATGCCGCACTGAACCCGGAAACGGTCAGCGATGACGATCTGGAAGCCGCTTACCGCGAGGCGGTCACTGCCTCCGCCGCACCGGCGCCGAATACCCTGGCCGCCGACGTGGCCGCCGCCGAGTTGCGTATCCGCATGGTCGAGGCCCGCACCAACGCTCGCGCCGCGATCGAAGCTTGCAACCTGCCGCAGCCGGCCAAGGATCGCCTGCAGCGCGACTTCGCCGCCCGCGAACGCTTCGTTGAAGCCGACGTGGCGACCGCCATCGAGGGCGAGCGCCAATACCTTGCCCGCTTCGTCGAGTCCGGCCGGGTCAATCTGGGCGGCTTCCCTGACGTCCAGGTGGAAGACCGCTCGGCACGTATCGCCGGCATGCTCGATGCCTTCTTCGATACGGCGCATGCCGATCATCGCAATGTGCAGTCGTTCAAGGAGTGCTATATCGAAATCACCGGCGACCGCCGTGTCTCTGGTCGCCTGGCCGATTGCGATCTGGTGCGCATGCGCGAAAGCCTGGGTACCAACTTCCGCGAAGCGGTGATGGATTCGACCACCTTCGCCGTCGCCCTGGGCGATTCGATTACCCGCCGCATGTTGGCCGACTACAACACGCCGGGCCAGTACGACGTCTGGCGCAATGCCGCCAACGTGGTGCCGCTGACCGACTTCCGCACGCAGCACCGCACGCGCTGGGGGGGCTTCGGCGATCTGCCGGTGGTGGCCGAAGGTGCCGATTACCTGGATGGCGTGGTGCCGGACGACGAAGAAGCGACTTACAAGGCAGCCAAGACGGGTCGCCTGTCCAAGGTCACCATGGAAATGATCCGCGGCGACGACGTCGGCCTGATCCGCCAGATCCCGACCAAACTGTCGCGGGCCGCCAAGCGCACGCTGGCCAAGTTCGTGCTGGACTTCTACCGGGCCAACGCGGCGATCTACGACACCAAGGCGCTGTTCCATGTCGACCATGGCAATCTGGGTTCGGCCGCGCTGTCAGCCGCCGCCTGGTCGGCGGCCCGGCAGGCGATCATGAAACAGGTCGAGGCCGGTTCCAATGAGCGCCTGGGCATCCCGCCGAAGTTCCTGTGGGTGCCTTCCGACCTGGAAGAAGCCGCCTTCGAATTGTTCAAGCAGCGCGGCACGAACAACGACCAGGGCTTCATCCAGACGCAGGCACCGACCATCGTGCCGGTATGGTACTGGACCGACGCCAACGACTGGGTGGCTAGCTGCGACAAGCTGGATATTCCGTCGATCGAGGTCGGCTTCCTGGACGGCCGCGAGGAACCGGAAATCTTCGTGCAGGACAACCCGACCGTCGGCAGCCTGTTCGCCAACGACTCGATCACCTACAAGATTCGCCATGTCTACGGCGGTGCGGTGACCGATTTCCGTGGCACCTACAAGGGCGTGGTGGTCTAAGCCATGTTGGCCGATATCCTCTCCCTGGTGGATGGCTTTGTCCGCGATGAGTCTTCACGGCTCACCGCGGGCGACAAGGAATCTGCCGTCACGCTGGCAGTTGCGCGTTACGGCAAGGACCGGCCACGCCACAAGGTTGAGGATGTCGCCAGCGCTGGCGGCGACACCTTGCCGCTGCCGCTTTCCTGGAACAGCGAGTCCGTGCTGACCTTTGCCGAATATCCAATCGGCGAAATGCCGCCGGTCCCGCTGTATTGCACCTTGTATTCGGCGCCGTCCGGCGATGTCTTTCGCTTGGGCGAAAGCTTGTCGATCGGCGCCGAGGTGCGTTTGACCTTTACCGTTCCGCACGTCGTCTCTGCCGTGCTGGATACCATCCCGCCCGGCCATCGCGAGGCGGTGTCTGCCTATGCGGCGGCGTTGCTGCTCGAGGCGCTGGCTGCCGCATCGATCAATGATGGTGAATCAACCATCCTGGCCGACACCACCGACCGGCGGACCAAAGCACAGGAATACGCCGCCCGGGCTCGTGCCCTGAAAAACCGCTATTCCGATGCGGTAGGTCTGGCCAATGGTGCTGTATCGCAGGCCAGCGGCACTACCGTTTCCTGGGGGAGCCGTTCTCGCCTGGTCGGTCGGCGCTTGCATCATGGCTGAGTTGATGCATTTCGAACTTCGCGGCCTCGATGTCGTCCAGCGTGCCTGGGCGCAGGCCCCCGAGGTCGTTGATGATGAAATCCGCCGCTTCTTGCTGTGGGCAACGTCGCACCTGCAGGCCGAGGTGGCCGACCGCACGCCGACCACCTTCGGCCAGCTGCGCGGCAGCATTCTCGGCACCGTCGATGCCACACCCAGCGGGCTGCTCGGTGTGGTGGGCACCTCGCTGGATTACGCGCCGGCCGTCGAGCTGGGTACGAAACCCCATTTCATGGGGCGCAAGGGGATTGATGCGCTGACCGAATGGGTCAAGCAGAAAATCCCGCTCGGCCAGGCGGTTTCCGCCAAGACTGGCCGGCCGCTGAAAACGCCGGGCATTGACCAGGCAGCCCGCGGCGTTGCTTTTGCGATCGCCCGCAAGATTGCCAAGCACGGCACCAAAGGGGCCTTCATGTTCCTCAATGCCTTCAACGCCAACAAGGCGCTGGTCGAAGACCGCTTTGACCAGACGGTGGCAACAATCGCCAGTCGGCTGCAGGGGACATCGTGACTACTGCCGAGATCCGTGCCGCCATTGTCGCCACCTTGCAGGCCATTTCAGGCATGGGGGTCGTCCATAACTATGAGCGCTACGCCAAGGACGACAAGGCATTTCGCCTGCTCTACGCCGCCGGTGACCGCGTGCAGGGATGGAATGTACGTCGGGTAGCGCGACATGAGTCCAGCCCCTGTCTTGGTCGCTGGCTGGTCACCCAGGAATGGCGAATCGCTGGCTGGCGGAGCTTGGCCGATGCCGAGGCGAGCGAGCTGGCGTTCGATGACCTGATCGATGCGGCGATGGATGCCTTCCGCAACGATTCAACCCTGGGCGGCGTGGTCGAGACCACGGTGCTAGGTGATGGTGCCGACGATCCTGCCGGTTTGCAGTTGATCGAGTCCGGCCCGGTGATGTTTTGTGGGGTGCTGTGCCACGGTGCCCGTCTTTCCCTTTTTACCCGTCACTCTCTGTAGGAGTCCGAAGTGAATACGACCAACACCCCTCGCCAGCCCGGCGAACCCTCCAACAACAAGCCGCCTGAAGAACCGGTTGCCCCTTCCCCGGCCAAAAAGCCTGCTGCCCCGGCACCCAAGGAGTAAGCCATGTCCCGTTATATGCGCAATACGGCCATTCTGGCCAAGAAGGAAGTGACCTACGGCACCGACGCCGTGCCGTCCGGCGCCGCCAACGGTATGCTGGTCGCCAACTGCACTATCAATCCGCTGGTGGCCGACAACCAGAAGCGCGATCTGGTGCGACCCTATATGGGCGGCAGTGAGGAATTGACCGGCGCCGCCTATGTCGAGCTCAGTTTCGAGGTCGAAATCGCCGGGTCCGGCGCGGCCGGAACGGCACCGCCATACGGTTCATTGCTCTGCGCTTGCGGCTTTGCCGAAACGGAGTCCGCCGGTGTTCGCACCGAATACAACCTGGTCACGCCGGTCGATGACTCAGTCACCATCTATTACTACATGGACGGTGTCCGGCATATCGCCCGGGGCTGCCGTGGCGATGTGTCGCTGAAGATGAATAGCGGCGGCAAGCCGGTGTTCGCTTTCAAGTTTCTCGGTCTGGACGGTGGAATTGCCGCTGCCGTACCGGGCGCAGTGGATTTCTCCAGCTTTGTCACGCCCCTGGTGGTGTGCGAGGCCAATACCGGCGACCTCACTTTCGGTTGCACCTACACGGCGGCCACCCCGACCTTGACCGGCGGTACCGGCTACCCGAGCAAGGGCATCGAGATCGCGCTGGGCAACAAGGTGTCGCATGTGCCGCTGCTCGGCGGCGAGAGCATCGATGTCGGCGACCGGGACGTTAGCGGCAAGATCATGCTGGAACTGACCGCCGCCCAGGAAGTGACTTTCATGGCCACGGTCAAAGCCAATTCCACGCAGTCGTTTGGTCTGATGCATGGCACCACGGCCGGTAACCGGGTGATGGTATTTGGCCCGGCCGGCCAACTGACGCAGCCGACCAAGCAGGACGTGAGCGGCAAGCTGATGATCGGTTTCGACGTGCGGATCATCCCGTCGGCCGGCAATGATGAACTCAAGATCGTGGTGTACTGACATGTTCAAACTGAATCCGCCGACTTTCAAAGCCCCCGTCAGCATTTACGTCCCCGGCGAAGGCATGGGCAAACTGACGGTCGAGTACAAGTATCTGGATGCCGCTGAACGCAAGGCCTATGGCGAGTCGCTAACCGGGAAGACCAACCTGCAAGCGCTGTCCGAGATCATTGTCGATTGGTCCGATATCGACACGCCGTTTTCGCTCGATGCGCTGACTGCGCTGCTCAACAAATACGATACCGCCGCCGAAGGTTTGTTTACGACCTTCTGGAACGAGATCACTGGCGCCGCAGCAAAAAACTAGTCGCGGCCGTCCGCCATTGGCTGGGTGGCGGACGTGCCGACCTGGATCATCTGCGGGACGCCATGCGGGCATTCGGCGCCAGCGAAGCCGACATCGCGACTGCCCTGAAAGCGCGGGAAGAAACTGATTTCGACCTCTACCCGGAGAACGAGTCGGCAATCAATGTGTTCCTCGCCATGCGTACCCAATGGCGTACCGCCGGTTTGTCCGGTAGGCCCTACGGCTTCGACTACAGTGCATTGCCTTTTGTAATGGACCTGGCCGGTATCAAGGCCGATCAGCGTCTGGAAGTATTCGGCCAAGTGCGCCTGGCCGAATCCACCGTGCTGGAATTTCTCGATCAGCAGTAGCTGATCACCCAACCCCTTACCCCTCTTTATCGACGCCCTTGCACCGGACAATCCCGGTCAAGGGCGTTTCTTATTGCGGCGGCGTTTCGATGACTGAAGTAGGCGCAAACGGCCAAGGCGGCCGCGATGACGGCGGCAGTGATCGGAAATGAAACGGCGAGCAGAAGAAGCAAAAAGGCCACGCCGAGGAAGTAGATTAGATCGAACATGACGGGAGTATAGATGATGTCGGGTCAGGCGCGTGAAATTCTGCTGCGGATTGCTACCGACACCAAGCGGGCAATCGATGAGCTTGATAATGTCGGGGACGGCATTAAACGGGTTGGCAAGAGTGCCGATTCCGTCAAGGACAGTCTGGCTCGCATGGGCCATGCCGCGGCTGCCGCCTGGTCGGCCGGCAGTCTGGCGCGCGCTTCGGATACCTGGACCGGCTTTGCCAGCAAGATGGCGCTGGTTTCCCCGTCAGCCGAGTCGGCCGCCACATCGATGGCACAGGTATTCGATGTGGCACAGAAAACCGGCCAGTCTCTTGATTCTGTCAGCACGGTGTTTCAGCGGATTTCACAGAACGCCCTGCAATACAACCTTTCGCAGCAGAAAACCGTCCAGATCACGCAAGCGGTCGCCAATGCGGTAACCCTGTCCGGTGCATCGGCCGAAGGCGCCCAGGCAGCTTTGATGCAATTCGGCCAGGCGCTCGCTTCGGGCCAATTGCGGGGCGAAGAGTTGAATAGCGTCATGGAGCAAACGCCGGCCCTGGCCGAGGCGATTGCCCGGGGTATGGGCAAGAGTGTCGGCGACCTTAAGAAGCTCGGAGAGGAAGGCGCTCTGGCTGCCAAGGACGTGCTGGCGGCCATCGCTAGCGAGTCGGCCCGCCTCGAGGAAGAGGCCGGCAAGATGGGCATGACGTTCGCCCGAGCAGGCCAGCAAATGAGCAATGCCTTTGCTCAATTCGTGGGTGGGCAGCATGGTGGGGCGATGGGGTCCGCTGCTGAAGGTTTGTCGACCATTGCTAAGAACATGGATGCGGTCGGTAGTGCGGCCATTGTTGCTGCCGGCACTTTTGCCGCTTTCAAGCTGGCCAGTTGGGCGTCGACAGCGGCTCTGGCAGTGGCTGAGCTGCACCCGGTGGTGCGGGCGGTAACGATTGCGGCCGGTGCGGCACTGGCTGTCTTTGAGGGCTGGGGGAAGCTGAAGGAATTGCTGCCGAAATCGGCTCTGGATAATTCACTGGCGGGCGTGAAAGCAATTTCTGACGAGTTGGCGAAGGCCAATGTACAGATAGCTGCCTTGAGCAAGGAACAGGTTCGAGTTCTGAAGGTGCGGGCGCAGGCCGAACTCGGTGTTCTTGAAGGCCAGATCAAAACCGGTCAGGGTGAGCTGCTAGGCATGACCCCTGGCAGCGCCGCCTATCGCGAAAAGGAAAAGGCGCTCAATGCGCTGGATGCTCAGTTTCTGAAGACCAGTGCCGACCTGAAGGAATTGATCAAGAACGAGGATGAGGCAGGTACCAAGGCTTTTAAGGCGGCCATGGCCAGTGCCGACCTGCAAACCAAGGCAGGTAAGCGAAACGAGGCGATCGAGAAGGCTCGTCAGGCGATGGTGACCGGCTTGATGGGGACCGATGATCCGAGACTACAGCAACAGTTGGCTGAGCAATTCTTCGCCAAGGAACGGGAAATCCGGGCCGGTGACAAGCATAAGGCGACGAAGGAAGAAACGGCCCTTGATCGTCTGAAGCTCGAGGGACGTGCGGCGGATGCCGGCATTGCTCCGCAGACCCTGAAGGAAATCGATGCACTGAATGTCGGGCTGGATAAGCGCAACATTTCCTATGAGGAGTATCTGAGGTTGGCGGGGATCGCCATGGCCAACGATCCAGTCATCGCCAAGAACGCTAAGGTGATCACCGACCAGACCAAGGAACAGGCGCAGGCCACGGCCCTGGTCAATGACTACCGCGCCAACAACGAGGCTACCGTCAAACGCATCGCCGCCGAGGCTGAGCTGGCCCAGATGAGCGAGCGCCAGCGCCTGGTGGTCGAGGCGCAGTACAAGGCTGAGGAGGATTTTCGGCGCATCAAGGAAAGGATCATCGAGCAGGTCAAGGATGAAACCGCCAAGACTGAAGCGCTGGCGGCGGCTGAGGCCGAACTAGCGATCCAGAAAGCCAAGGTCTCCAGTGCCACGGCCAATGCCTACGACGCCCAGCGCACTTTCGACGCCGGCTGGAACCAGGCATTCCAGCGTTACCAGGACGAGGCTACTAACGCCGCGAAAACCGCCGAAACGGTTTTTACCTCGGCGACCGATGCCATGGTCGATGCCGGGACACGGTGGGCAACGGGGCAGAAGGTCAATTTCGAGAACGTGCTGAGCTCGTTCGCCCAGATGATCATCCAGATGCAGATGAAGCAGGCCGCGGCGAGCATCGTCGGTTCATTTAATGGCGCCGGTGGCGTCGGTGGGTTTCTCGGCAGTCTCTTTAACGGCGGCAACGCCGGGGCAGGCAGCATGGTGGCCAATACGGCCAGTACGTTTTCCACGCCGGTCGCCGCACCGGCCGCGGTTAGCTTCATGCCGCTCAACCACGGTGGCGGTATCGCCGGCTTCGAGTCGTCGTCGATGCGGCTGGTGCCCCATAGCCTTTTCGCTGGCGCAACGCGTTATCACACCGGCGCCATTGCCGGTGACGAGGTGCCGACCATCCTGCGCCGTGGCGAGGGGGTGTTCACCGAGGGGCAGATGAAGGCGCTGTCACCGGCCGGCGGCGGGTTGTCGGTCACCATCAACAATAACGGCACGCCGCAGCGGGTCACCGGCCAGCGGGAGTCGGTGGATAGCCGGGGCCGGCGCAGCCTCGCTCTGGATGTCGAGGACATGGTGGCTGCGGGCGCACGGCGGCCCGGGTCGGCGGTGCATAACGCGATGCGCGGCACGTTCGCGGCCGAGCCCGCACTGGTGGGGCGCTAGCCATGGCGGTGAGTTTCGTCTGGCCCGGTTCGCTGCCGCAGCAGGTGACGGTCGATTATGAGGAGGACGGCGGGGCGCGTCTGTTGCGTACCCCGGTGGATGCCGGGGTGGCGAAGCTGCGCCGGCGCGGGCGGCGTCCAAGCGCGATGGTGGTTTCGATGTTCATGTCGGCGGCGCAGATTGTCACCTTTGAAACCTTCGTGCTTTCGACGATTCGAGGGACGACGCGGTTCGGTTTCCCGCACCCGCGACTGCAAATCCAGGCCGAGGTTCGGCTGGTACCCGAAGAGGGCGGGAAGCTGTACCGGATTGCTTATGTGACGCCGGTGGAGTGGCGCGTGTCGTTTGCCCTGGAGGTGCTGCCGTGAGCCGTCTTGGCACCCTGTCGCCGGCCGCCCGCCGGGCGATGTTCTCGCCGGATGCCGATGACGACCTGATCACGCTGCTGACCATCGACGGGGTGGGCATCGCGCAGCCGGTGCGCCTGGCAGACAACTACCTGCTGAAGTTCGAATACCTGACTGCCGCCTCGATGACGGTGACGGATATCGAAACCAACGCCGACTGGGCCTACACCTACGCGCCGGATGATGCCGTGCTGAAGGAAGCGGTCAACACTGATCGCCACAACGCCCTGTACGGCGTCAGGTCGTCCGGGATCTATTACCTGTTCATCCCGTTCAACCCGACCTTGCCAAGCGAAGAGAACGGCCAGGCCCCCCGCGCCAGCCTGACGGTGCACGACGTCACCCGCCAGGTGCTGCCGATCATCCGCAGCATCAACAGCGCGCCGACCGTCGATATGGAGCTGGTGCTGACGTCCTCGCCGGACGTCCTCGAAATGTCGTTTCCCGGGTTCCTTCTGGGCGGCATCACCTACACCGCCGATTCAGTCACCGGCGAGTTGACCGTGGAATCGGACGCCGTCGAGCCGTTCCCGGCCTACCTATTCACACCCAACTATTTTCCGGGGCTGTTCTGATGCGTCGCGAAGATTGGTGGAACACCTACGTCGGCCTTCCCTACCAGGAAAAAGGTCGGGGCCGTTCCGGCTGCGATTGCTGGGGCCTGTACCGGATGGCCGCTGCCGAGCAGTTCGGCATCGACTTGCCCAGCCTGGCCGACCAGTACGATCTCAGCGAGCGCGACAAGATCGCCGAGTTGATCGCCACCCGCCGCGAAGGCTGGCAGCCGTCGCCGTTGCCGAAGGCTGGCGATCTCGCCTTGTTCCGCATTGGCGGCAGTGAATCCCATCTCGGCATGATCACCCGGCCCGGCTACTTCCTGCACGCCCGGGAGGGCCAGGATTCGGTCATCGAACGCCTGGACTCGCCCGCCTGGAAGCATCGCCTGGTCGGCATCTATCGCTATGTGCCGAATTCGGCCGCGCTCGATGTCGTCGCCTGCCCGCACCCGCTGAAGACCCTGCGCCTCGACGCCCAGATGCCGACTGGCATGACGCTGGCCGCCATGGCCGAGGAAATCCGCCGTCAATCCGGGATCTCGCGCAAGCTGCCGAAGGATGCCGTCATCGCCATCGATGGCGAGTACATCCCGCGTGAGCGGTGGGCCGTGACGGTGCCGCCGCCCGGGGCGCGTGTCGAATACCGGGCGGTGATGCGGGGCAGCGGTGCCGGCCGCATGCTGGCCATGATCGCCATCATGGTGGTGGCCTGGTATGCGGCGCCGCTGATTGTCGGGACGGCTGCCACATCTACGGCCGCCGCTACTGGGCTGGGCGGGTCCATCTTTGGGCTGTCGTCGGCGGCCAGCATCGGGCTGGTATCGGCCGGCATCAATATGGTCGGCGGTTTGCTGCTCAATGCCATTTTCCCCGTTCGACCGCCGTCCCTGGGCGGCACTGGTGCCGGCCCGCGGCCGATGTCAATGTTGCAGGGCGGCAGCAACCAGCCGAACAAGTACGGCGCCGTGCCCGTTGTGCTCGGCCGCTACCGCTTCACGCCGCCGCTCGGCGCCGAGACCTACGTCGAAAGTAACGGCAGCAAGAGCTACCTGCGGATGATGCTGGTCTGGGGCTTTGGCCCCTTGCAGATTTCCGATCTGCGAGTTGGCAACACGCCGCTGACCGACTATGAAGAAGTCGAAATCGAAACGCTGACTGGCTGGGACGACACCCCGGAAGACCTGGCGCACTTCAACAGCCTGTACGGCGCTGACGTCGAGCAGCAGGCGCCGGGCGTGAAGCTGGAAGCCGTCCTTAAGGATGTCGACAGTGCCTCGCGCTCGAGCAATGTCATCACCGTCAGCACCGATGGTCCTCACGGCCAGTCGATCGGCAACTACGTCACGATGGTCAAGGATGCGTCGGTCGCCAATGTATTCAGCGGCGTCGTTGCCACTAACCCGACGACGACCTCGTTTACGGCGGCGGCCGGTGCGCTGCCGTACGGCGCGGTCGACGCCGATCTGGTGCAGCCGACCATTGGGCAGGAAATCGCCGTGGTCTCCGCCGTCGTCGCCGATATCGATTTCGTCAAAACGCTGACCGTTACGACGGCGACGAATTTTTCAGCATACGGTCCAGGAACCGACTTCGTCCTGAAAAAGTCATCTCCGGCGGCCATCTATTCCGGGGAGGTCAGCGCAGTTCCCAGCGACTACCAATTGCAGTTTCCGCACGCTGGGGCCAACGGTGCCATCGTAGCCAACCGGATCACCGGCAGCGGCTATACCGAGCGCACGCTGGTCGGCGAAGTCGACAAGATCACCGTCACGCTGCATTACCCGCAGGGGTTGTTCGGCATGTCGGCCACGTCGAGCAAGACGCTGGCGCGGACATGTAACGTCAGCCTGCAGGTCCGCCAGGTCGGGGAAACCTCGTGGGCCGAAGTCGCCGAGAAAATCCCGGGCCGAACGCTGTCCATCCCGCCGGCCTGGTACAACACCGACTCGGATGCGGCGCTGGAATCGGTCTATCGCTGGACCCGGATCAGCCTGTCGAAAACCAACCAGATCATCGTCCGCCACGGCGCGGTGACCACCGATCCGGATGCCGATCCATCGGGTGCCCTGCTTGCCCGCCTGCAAGCGGAAAACTTCGGCTTCGAAAGCAATTTCTTGCGGCTGCCTGTGCTTGCCGCCTCCGAAGAGGGGCTGTGGGATATCTGTGTGCACGGCAATACCGTGCATGCGACAGTCGACCGGCGCGGATCGGCCGGGCTGGGGAGCGTGACCGGCTGTGCGCTGGTCATGTCCGGGCTGGCGGCAAATATCGACGCCGGCTCGATCACCCGCTCGCAGACCGAAACGGTGTCGCTGACCAAGAAGACGAAAAAGGGATTTTCCGTTTCCACGTCGTTCTATGTGCCGCACGGGTTGTACGCGGTTCGCGCCCGCCGGACCAACAGCAACGCCGGCATGTCGAACCCGAGCTACGACGAATGCTACTTGCAGACAATCACCGGCTACACCAACGGCCGGCCGGTCAATTTCCCGAAGCCGCTGGCCAGGTCGGCCCTGCTGATCCTGGCGACCAATCAACTGAACGGCACGGTCGACGGCATTACCGGCACGGTGCAGAGCATCTGCAAGGACTATGACTACACGACGGGCACCTGGGTAACCCGGGCTACCCGAAACCCGGCCAGCCTGCTGCGTTACTTGTGGCAGCACCCGGCCAATGCCCGCCGCCGGCCGGATAGCAAAATCAATCTAGTCGCCCTGGCCGATTTTCACGACTGGTGCAGGACCAAAGGTTTTACTTACGACGGCGTGCTGACCGGCCAGCGCTCGCTGGATGACGTTGCCCGCGACATCGCCGCCGCCGGCCGGGCCAGCACGACCACGGTCGACGGCAAGAAAACGGTGATTATCGACCGCCCGCGCAGCGAGTATGCCCAGGCCTTCACCCCGCACAATTCGTGGGGATTCGAGGGCACTAAGGCGCTGCCGGTGATTCCGGATGCTTTCCGTGTCACCTTCGCGAATGCGGCCGCGGGCGACCAACCGGATGAACGGATCGTCTACAACGATGGATTCTCCGCAGCCAACGCAAACCTTTACGAAGCGCTCCACCTGCCCGGGGTGACCTCGGCCAGCGCGGTCTATCAGCACGCCCGGTTCCACTTCGCGCAACTGAAGCTGCGGCCGGAAACCTACACGCTGTACGCGGACTGGGAGCACCTGGTGTGCACCCGCGGCGACCTCGTTGCGGTAGCGCACGACGTGCCGATGTGGGGCGGCGGAGACGGTCGAATCAAGAACCGGATCACCAGCACAATCCTCGAAATCGATGAGGACTTCGCGATGGATGCCGGGGTGCAATACACCCTGCGTATCCGGCTGGCCGATGGCACTTTCATCACGCGAACGGTGGCTGCCGTCAGCGTCGACGGCTATTACTCACAACTGACCCTTACGGCCGGCGTCGATGTCAACCAGGGGGAGCCTGGCAACATGGTGATGTTCGGCAGCCTCAATGCCGAATCTGTCGATTGCATCGTGCTGGGCATCGAGCCGGCCGAGCATCAGTCGGCACGCCTTACGCTGGTCGACTATTCGCCGGCAGTGTATGACTCGGACACCGAGGTAATCCCGGCGCACGCCAGCCAGATCACCAAGCCGCCCAACTTGCTGCTGCCGACGATCACCGCCCGGCCGACGATCACCCGAGTGGCTTCCGATGAGACGGTGATGGTGCGCGTGTCGCCCGGCAAGTACGTCTACAACATCCGGGTCAGCTTTCATAATCCGGAAACCCTTGGCCTGCGCGTCTCTCACATCGAAGGCCAGATCGATTTCGACGAGGACAAAACCGACGACTGGCAGGCGACGGCACTGGTGCCGGTGTCGGCCGGCGCGATCACCTTCGGCGATGTCGAGGAGGGGGATGTCTACCGCTTCCGCCTGCGCTATGTCGATAGCCGGGGCCGAGCCGGGCCGTGGACCGCGGTGCAGACGCATACGGTGGTCGGTCGGGTAAATCCCCCGTCGGCCATCACCGAGATTTCGGTCAGAGTGTCTGGCGACCGCCTGATTTATGACTGGCCGGATGCCGATGAGGTCGATGTAACGCGCTATGAAGCACGGGTCGTCGATACCGCCTGGGGCGTCGCCGACTCCAATCGGGTTTATTTCGGGGGTAGCTCGTCGATGTATTACGTGCCGACGGCACCGGGCACGGTCACCCTCTATTTCCGCAGCCGTGACGACGCCGGCAACTGGTCGCCGACGACGTCGAAATCGTACACGTATGCTTTTCCGGCAGCCCCGGCGTCGATCACCGAGTCGTGGCACGACACCAGCACGACCACGGCCACGATCACGCTCGATTGGCCGGATGTTTCGCCGCCATTCGGGTTGTCGCATTACCTGTTCGACGGCGCCGGTGCAACAAAGACAGTGAAGTCCAGCACGATCACGCTGCCGGCGAACTGGCTGGGCGACCGGACATTCACCGTGCGTACCGTGAATATGCTGGGCGCGGTATCCGATCCGGTCTCGAAGACCGTCACTAAGTTGCGGCCGAACGCGCCGACCGGCGTGCGCGCCCAGGTCATCGATAACACGGTGATGTTGTACTGGACGGTCCCGGCCAAGACAACTTTGCCGATCAGCCACATCCGCATCAAGAAGGGCGCGACATGGGCCACGGCCGCCGACGTCGGTACCAAGTCTGGCGCCTTCACGACAATCAACGAACTGGTGGGCGGCAGTTACACCTACTGGCTGGCGGCGGTGGATACCGATGGCTATGAATCGACGCCAGTGAGCATCTCGGCGAAGGTGTCGGCGCCACCGGATTTCATCTTCCATGGCTCGTTCGATTCGGCTTTTGCCGGGACGTTGTCCAGTTCAGTCAAAGACTCCGGGGGGGTCGTCTTGCCGGTCAATACCACGGAAACGTGGGCGCAGCACTTCTCGACCCGGGGCTGGGCATCGCCGGCCGCGCAGGTTGCGGCCGGCTATCCGGTATTCATCCAGCCAGGGGCTGCATCCGGCTATTACCGGGAAACCTTCGATTTCGGTACCGTGCTGGCCAGCAGCCAAGTTTCCGTTTCATGGACTGGCGTTACGAAGGGCGGTACGCCGGTCGTTACGCCGAAGATCGAGCTGTCCGACGATAACGCAACCTGGACCGCTCATGACGGCGTGGCGCTGGTCTTCGGTACCAACTTCCGTTATGTCCGGGTAACGATCACCGTTACCGGAGACGGCGACGATATCTACCGCCTGACCGAACTTAGCTGTCGATGTGACGCGAAACAGAAGACAGACAGTGCGCGGATGTCGTGCGTTTCGACCGATGCCAGCGGCACGGTGGTCAATTTCAACAAGGAATTCATCGACGTCGAGGCAATCACCGTGACGGCTGAGGGAACGACGCCGATTACCCCGGTTTATGCCTTCACCGATGCAGTGTTGTCTGGCACCTACAGCATCACGAGTGGCGTGGCCACGGTCAATGTCGCCGCGCACGGCCTGGTTGTCGGGCAGCAGGTAAAGCTGAATTTCGTCACCGGCACCGCCGAACCGGTGGTCGCCACCGTGGCGACTGTGCCGACCACCGGGCAATTCACGGCGGCGGTGAGTAGCGCAAATACAAGCGGGAACCTCAGCATTTACTGGCAGAGCGCCCGCATTTATCTGTTCAACAACGCCGGCGGCCGAGTCTCTGCCGTCGCTTCCGTGAATATTCGAGGATACTGAGATGGCCGATCACGCCAAACCTACTGTCGATAGCGCTTACGCCAATTTCGTTGTCGAACTCGATGCCCGGTTAGACGACCTGGCCGTCGGTATGGACCCGGCGGTTGTTACCGTCACCAACCCACCGATCAATGCCGTTCGCTGGACAAGCGCCGGGGCCAAATGGGAGAAGTGGAACGGCTCGTCCTGGGGCAATCTATCAAATCTTTACGCCATCAATATCAGCGGGACAGCCTCGAACGTTACTGGCACGGTCGCCATCGCCAACGGCGGTACGGGTTCGACGACGGCGGCGGCAGCGCGGACGGCCCTCGGCCTGGGCGCCTTGGCTACGCAGAGCGCGGTCGACAATGCCGACTGGTCTGGTGCGGCGCTGGCTATCGCCAACGGCGGTACCGGCGCGACGACGGCAGCGGCAGCCCGGACGGCTCTCGGCCTGGGCGCCTTGGCTACGCAGAGCGCGGTCGACAATGCCGACTGGTCTGGTACGGCGCGGGATATCGCCAACGGCGGTACCGGCGCGACGACGGCGGCGGCTGCCCGGACGGCCCTCGGCCTGGGCGCCTGGCCACCCAGGGTGCGGTCGACAATGCCGACTGGTCTGGTGCGGCGCTGGCCGTCGCCAACG